TATTTCAGTTCAAGGAACAACTGGTACTGCTACACAAGGAATTCAAGGTATTTATGGAGCTCAAGGAACAACGGGAACCGCTACTCAAGGAGCAACGGGTACCGCTACACAAGGAATTCAAGGTATTTATGGAGCTCAAGGAACAACGGGAACCGCTACTCAAGGAGCAACGGGTACCGCTACTCAAGGTGCTACGGGAACTTCCGTTCAAGGCGCAACGGGTACAGCAACTCAAGGAACCACTGGTACATCAGTTCAAGGTATTCAAGGTATCCAGGGTATTACTGGTCCAGTAGCTGGTTCAGCAAATCAAGTAGTTTATAAAGACGGTTCAAATAATCCAACATCTAGTTCAAGTTTAACTTGGGACGGAAATACATTAAATGTAGTTGGGTTAGTATCAGCTACAATTAAATCATTTATAATCGATCACCCTACCGAACCAGGTATGCAATTACAATATGGTGTACTTGAAGGACCTGAACATTCAGTATACGTTCGTGGTAGATTGAAAAACTTAAAACAAATTGATTTACCTTTGTATTGGCACGCATTAGTTCATGAAGAAAGTGTAACAGTTAATTTAACTGGTATAGGTAAAAAGCAAGATTTATGGGTTGAACAAATTACTCCAGATTACATTATAATAGGATCTGATTCTGATGAAGTAGAGTATTTTTATACCGTATTTGCAGAAAGAAAAGACATTGATAAATTAGTAACAGAATTTAAAACAATATAATAAAGTTATGGGATTGAATTATGGACCAAGTGTAGTAAAATCAGGATTGGTATTAGCTCTAGATGCAGCTGATATAAATTCCTATCCAGGTACAGGAACTACATGGTATGTATTAATAGGTAGTAATAGTGGTACATTAATTAACGGCCCTACATTTAGTCCTTCTAACGGAGGTTCAATTGTGTTTGATGGAGTTGATGACTATGTTAATTTTGGTTCCACAGGTTTAGATTTTGGAACAGGAAATTTTAATGTTTCTTGTTGGATAAAAACTTCTAATCAAAGTTCAAGTGGCTATATGGGAGTTGTCTCTAAGTATGATACTGGAACTAGTACCGGATTATGGATTCAATTAACTCCTACAAATAGATATGTTGGTTTTGGATGGGATGGAAGTACGTATTTAATATCTACAACATCTGTAAATAATGGAGCCTGGAGACATGTTTCATGTCAAAGAACAGGAGCAACAACTGCTGAAATATATGTTGATGGGGTTTTAGTATCCTCTGGTGCTGGAGCAAATACAAATAGTAACACTACAGTCCAATTAGATATTGGAAGAATAAATATCTCAGGAAGATATTTTGATGGTACTGTAGCCAATACTAAAATATACAATAAAGCACTCTCCGCATCCGAAATCCTCCAAAACTATCAAGCTGAACAATACAGATTTGAAACACCAGCTGGCCCAGTAACAAACGGATTAGTACTTAATTTAGAAGCAGACAATTTAGATTCATACCCAGGAACAGGAACAACATGGTATGATATTTCAGGAAATGGAAATAATGTAGCATGGTTACAAAATCCTGTCGGTGGAACTAATGGTAATTCACAAATAAATTGGAACCAAGTACCCGGTGGAGGTATGTTTAATTGGAATCCTACAAATAGTGATACTGACTACTTCTTTAGAACAGATACTACTACAAGCTTACCTACAGGAAATCCTAATTATAGTATTGAGATTGTAGCTAATATGCTAAACAATGGCAATAACTGGCATTTATTTGCTTATGGCCAACAAAATCCCAATCAATCTAACGGTATATATTATAATGTTGGAGCTGATGGTTTATATAAATATTATTTTGGTAATGATTATGTAATGGTTCCTAATTTTTCAAGCAATGTAGGATTTGGAAATAATTTTCATTATGTTGAAACTTACAATCCTTCATCAAGTAATTTAAGATGTTATTTAAATAATAATTTAATAGTTAATGTTACTGTTTCTCCAACTCCAAATATTACATTATACAGTTCTGGAAGATTAGATATTGGAGGAGGAGTAATCACAGATGATAGGCCAGCTTGGGCTGGAAAGATGGGAATATGTCGGTTATATAATCGAACTTTATCATCAACAGAAGTAACTCAAAATTATAATGCTATTAAATCTCAATATGGAGTTTAATTATGGAAGAATCAACTTATATAATATTTAACACTTCTGAAATAGGAACTATTGATTATTCTCAAGTAGAAGAAATTTCACCATCTACTACTAGAAAAACTCAAAATGAATCCTTATCAACAGTCAGATGGCTTGGAGAGATACCCTCTTCAGTTAATGCTTTAAATACCAAACAAGGTCCTTATAATTATAATGAAGCTTTAGTTATTCTTTCTCAACCAGAATGGATAATAACTGGATCTTTATATTACTAAAACTAAATGCCACAACCAGTATCATATAACCCCGGAACACCAGTATCAGGTAGTATACAAGAAAACAGTATCTCATATGTTGTTGATGGACAACAGCGTAACTACAGAGGAGGTTTTGGAGGACTATCTTGGATGAGTGAAGTACCGGCAGAAAACAATGTTATCTTTATAGGTAATTCAACTAGTTTAGGTAGAGGACCGGCAGGTAAACCTTTATTTTATCCGGCTTATAATAACAGTTCGGCAAATATTGTTTATGCCGCTAATACATTACCGGGTTCTCCTAGAAACTTTACTACAACAGGTAGTGCTTATAACTGGGTTGTAACAAATAATTTCTTTATTAATAACTCGGATAATCCTATTCCTAGGATTGATGCTGATGAGTTAGTTTTGTATGTTGATGCTAATCAACCTACATCATATCCACAAACAGGAACTAGTTGGTATGACGCAAGTGGTTTTGGAAATAACGGCTCTTTAATTAACGGTCCTACTTTTAATTCTTCCTTAGGAACTATTTTTTTAGATGGTGTTGATGATTTTGTTACGTGTAGTATAACTAATATAGCTCCTACTACCTTTAATAATCAGGATATTACATTCGAAATGTTATGTAGTACAACAACTAATGATAATGCTTATCATACATTAATGTCTGTAAATGACATAAACTATCCATCAGGCAATTATGCTCATATAACTTTAGGTCAATGGAGAAACGGATTACAAAATGGTAGTTTTTATTGGCAGATAGATACCACTGTTCAAAGTTACTTAATTGATTCTTCTACTACTTATACTTCAACAAATATAGCTACAGGAAAATTTTTCCATGTTGTGGGTACATGGAGTAAAAATGGTGCATCGTACACAGGGACTTTATATGTTAACGGAACTTCTATCGCCTCATCAAATTCTGCTATTACAACTTATACAGCATCTAATGCTACCAAAGCTTATATAGGAAGTGATATTTATAATTCTTATAGACAGGGTAATATAAATAATTCTAAAATATATTCTAAAGCATTATCACTTTCAGAAGTTAAACAAAACTATTTCCAAAGTAATATTGTTCAAGATGGATTAGTATTCATGGTAGATGCTAATAATTTAGTATCATATCCTAAATCAGGAACAGCATGGTATAACTTAACAGGTAGTGTAGCTAGTGCTACATTGACTAACGGACCTACTTTTAATAATATAAACGGTGGTATTATTAATTTTGATGGAGTAGATGATTATGCTGTAACATCTAATTTCCCATCATTATCTAATTGGAGTACAGAAATGTGGTTAAATCCTAATGTTTATACTACAGCTCAAAAAGTAATCCTAGATGTGAATTTAGGAATTAGATTTGAAATATCAAATGGTTTTTTTAACTCACATTTTGGAGATGGAAGTGGATGGATTTACACTAATTTACCTTCAACTACTCAAATAGCTCCTAATACCTGGTTTCATGTTATTGTAACAGTAGATGCTAGTGTAAATTACCAAGCTAAAGTTTATGTAAATGGAGTACTGGAAAATACAACAGGTACATCTTCTGGCACTACACCTAATGTACCTCTGTATATTGCAAGATTTACGGGAGCAGGAGGATATGAATTTAATGGAAAAATTGCAAACACTAGAATATATAGTAAAGCACTCACAGCATCAGAAGTCCAACAAAACTATCAAGCAACTAAAGACAAATTCCAAGGCCAACAAATAGTAACAAACGGATTAATAATTAATTTAGATTCAGCTAATAAAGATTCATACCCCGGAACAGGAACAACATGGACTGATTTAAGCGGAAATGCTAATAACGGTACTTTAATTAATGGACCTAGCTTTAACATTGATAGCGGTGGTTGTATCGACTTTGATGGAATTGATGACTCCGTTACTGGTAATAAACCAGTTCTCAGTGCTGTAACTTTAGAATACTACTGTAAATTAACAGGTAATTCAACTGGAGGATATCCACATTTGGTAATGAGTGGAAACACGTTTATAGGCCTTGTAGGGAACACGTCTTCTGCTAGATTTAGGATAGCTATTAATCCCGGAGCTGGTTATTCAGAAATTACTTCAGACTTACTAAATCCTTCAGCAACTTTTAAACTATACAGTATGACTTATGACGGCACTACTGTAAAAATGTTTGTTAACGGAGTTCAACAAGCAAGTACTATGAATATAGCTTCTACATTTGAATTAATGACCGGAAACGCTTACCAGCTTTCTGCAGTTACAACACCCTCTTATGATAAAGCTCCTAATAAGATGGCTGCTTTTAGAATATACAACAGAGCATTATCTGCAACCGAAATAGCTCAAAACTATAATGCAACCAAAGGAAGATTCGGACTATAATTTAAAACTTAACTAAAAAACATATATTTATTAACATATGGCATTAAAAACCCTCTCTACATCAGGTATATCTAACGGTAATGTTATATTACCCGGACAAGTAACTCAATCAGTTGACGCATTTACTGGTACTGAGGGATACGCCATAACATTATCTGGTTCATTTGCATTCTCTGGAGCGACTACAGGTAGTGGTTTTTTTACTAATGCTGTTTCTTCTAGTAAAATATTTGTAGCTAGTAATGCTTCTACAAACAATGAATATACATTAGTATTTAAAAACTCAACAGCTGCTTTAGATGATTATTATCAATTAGCAGCGGATGGTACTAACGGTCCTTACTACAATCCTTCTCTTAATGTGCTAGGTGGACTAGGCGGAATGACAGTTTCAGGCTCAGTAGGTAAATTTACCTCTATTACAGGTTCATTATCTGGTAGTGTAGCAGGAACTGCTTCTTATGCTGTTTCAGCCTCTAATGCTGTATCAGCTGCTACTTCAGATACATCTACTTCAACTTTAGGTAATACAAGTTATTATGTACCTAGTGGTTCAGTAGTAGCAGTAGCTGGTATATTAAAAATGTTTGCTGGAGCTGGTAAAACATCAACAACCCCTCCATATCAGGCTGTAGTAACTGTAAGCCCAGTTGATTTAACTGGCAAAACATTAAATCAAAATTTATTTTTAGGATTAGCAGTATCTCAATCTAATCAAGTGGTGACCGCTCTTACAAGTAATAATACATCAATTACTTTTGAAAGTGCTGCTCCTGGTGGTGTTGATTTTACATTTATTGGAACTTATATTTAAAAAATAACATATGGAAACAAAAGTTTTAGAACAAGAAGAAATCCAAGCAATTAAGGATTTAAAAGTGAAAAGAGAACAGTTAATGGCTGATTTTGGTTTTATTGAAATAAGAATCCAAGAATTAACTTTACAAAAAGAAACATTAACTAATCTTTTAGTAGAAGTTATGAACTCAGAAGCTACATTAAACAATACTCTTCAATCTAAGTACGGTAACGGAAGTATAGATTTGGACAAGGGAGAAATTACTGTAGTGGGTTAATTTTGATTTTTTCTATGATATTTATCATAGAATAAAAATCATTAATTTTTAAAACATGGCAGAAACTTTAATATCCCCTGGCGTACTCGCACTTGAAAACGATCAGTCATTTATCACCCAACAGCCAGTAACTGTAGGAGCCGCTCTTATTGGTCCTACTGTTAAAGGCCCTGTAGAAATTCCTACAATCGTTACTTCATACAGTGATTATCAGAATAAATTTGGTACTACTTTTTTAAGTGCTAGCCAAGTTTACACTTATTTCACCTCAATTGCTGCTTTCAACTATTTTAATAACGGTGGAGAGACATTGTTGGTATCACGAGTAGTGAGTGGTTCATTCACTTCAGCTACAACCGCTACAGGTTCAGTAACTGGTGGATCAGGTGGTGGAGTATCTATTTTAAACTCAGCCTCAGCAGCTGAAGCTTTAGTATTAAATACTATTTCACAAGGTAAATTAATGAACAGTTCTTGCTCATTAGATGCTAGTGGATCATTAACAGCTTCAGGTTCAGCTGATAATATCAGATGGCAAATTGCAAACCAAGATACCGCTAACGGTACTTTTAGTTTGTTTATTCGTCAAGGTGATGACACTACAAATAACATTACTGTATTAGAAAGTTGGACTAACTTATCAATGGACCCAACCGCTCCTAATTTCGTATCTAGAATAATTGGTAACCAAGTAAAATCTTACAATTCTGTAGATAACCAAATTTCAATCACTGGAGACTATCCTAACAATTCAAGATACGTGTATGTACAAAGTGTTAAAACTCCTACACCATTCTATTTTGATAATAACGGTATAGCTAAATCAACATTAACCGGATCTCTTCCAGCTAACGCAAGTGGATCATTCATAGGTGCTGTTGGTGATTTATTCGGTTCAGGCGCTGATTATTATAATAACATTGATGTTGCTTCAACTAACACTCAAGGTTTAACAGGCAGCGATTACAGTGATATGATTAGTTTGATGGCTAATGCTGATGACTACAGATACAATGTATTGTTAACTCCTGGTTTATTTGCTAATACAGCTACTATTGGTGCTTCCCAAGTAACATCAATCATTAGTAACACTCAAAATCGTGGAGATGCTATTTATGTAACTGATTTAGTACCTTTTAGTTCAAGTGTTAATGATGCTACCTCAGCTGCTAACGCTAAAAATACTTCATACGCTGCTTCATACTGGCCTTGGGTTCAAACAGTTGATCCAGATTCTGCTCAATTGGTTTGGGTACCAGCTTCAACTATGGTTGGTGGTGTTTATGCTTACAATGATACAGTATCAGAGCCTTGGTTTGCACCTGCAGGTATTAACAGAGGTGGTTTAAGCACAGTGGTAAGAGCTGAAAAGAAATTGACTCAATCACAACGCGACACTTTATATCAAAATAAAGTTAACCCAATTGCTACTTTCCCCGGAACTGGAGTTGTAGTTTACGGACAAAAAACATTACAAACTAAAGCTAGCGCTTTGGATCGTGTAAACGTTCGTCGTTTGTTAATTGCTCTTAAATCTTACATTTCTCAAGTTGCTCAAAACTTGGTATTTGAACAGAACACAATTGCTACTCGTACTAGTTTCTTGAACCAAGTTAACCCATATTTGGAATCAGTTCAACAACGTCAAGGTTTGTATGCTTTTAAAGTAGTAATGGATGATAGCAATAACACTCCTGATGTAATTGATAGAAACCAATTGGTTGGTCAAATTTACTTACAGCCGACTAAGACAGCTGAATTCATTTACTTGGATTTCAACATCTTACCTACTGGAGCAACTTTCCCAGCGTAATTTTTTAAAAACAGAATATTTATAACAAAACAAATAAATAAATAAAATGGCAGTATTAGATCCAAACGAAATATTTTTCACAGCCTTTGAACCCAAACAGGCAAACCGATTCATTATGTATATTGACGGTATACCAGCGTATGAGATTAAAGGTGTTGGTGCAGTCACATTAACTCAAGGTACTGTTCCTTTAAACCATATAAACGTTCAACGCTTTGTAAAAGGTAAAACCACTTGGGGTACTATCCAATTTACATTATTCGATCCTATTACTCCTTCAGGAGCTCAGGCTGTAATGGAATGGGTACGTTTACACCACGAATCAGTAACTGGTCGTGATGGTTATAGTGATTTCTACAAGAAAGACTTAACTTTCGATGTATTAGGACCTGTAGGCGATATCGTATCAGAATGGATTATTAAAGGTGCTTTAATCACAGATGCTAACTTCGGTGATTACAGTTGGGATACTGTTGATACTGCTGTTAACATTACAATGACTGTTCAACCTGATTACTGTGTGTTAAATTTCTAATAATAGTAAAAATAAGATTAAAAGAGCTCGCATTTTTTGCGAGCTTCTTTTTTTTATTAATATTTATAACAAAATAAGTTTATGAGCGAATTTAAGTTTCCAACAGAAGTTGTAGAATTGCCCTCCAAAGGATTAGTTTACCCGGAAGGCCACATTTTAAGAAGCGGTAAAGTAGAAATGAAGTACATGACCGCAAAAGAAGAAGATATTTTATCAAACCAAAACTTTATTTCAAAAGGTATTGTGTTAGATAAATTATTAGAATCACTAACACTAGGTAAATTTGATATTAAAGACCTAATCACTGGTGATAAAAATGCTATCTTAGTAGCTTCTCGTGTTTTAGGTTATGGTAAAGAATATTCATTTACTTATGGTGGAAAAGAACATACTGTTGATTTATCTACTTTAGAAAATAAATTATTTAATGATTCCTTAGTATCTAGTAAAGGCACTTTTACATTTACTCTCCCTACATCAGGAACTAAGTTAGAGTTTAAACTTTTAAATGAAAAAGACGAGGAAAAAATTAAACAAGAAATTGAAGGTTTAAAAAAGATTAATAGAGAATCTTCAACAGATGTTACAACAAGATTAAAATACCAAATTATTTCTGTTGATGGTAGTGAGGATAAAACAGCTATTAAAGATTTTGTTGATAATTATTTACTAGCCTCAGACTCACGTGCCTTAAGAGCATATATAAAAATGATATCTCCT